ACGACGTTCGAAATCATGACCGGCGAGGGCTTCTGATGGATTCTCAATTCGCAATCCCAGCAATTGGCGGCGGCATGCCGATGGGTCAGACTGCTGGTGGCCCTATCAAGCTGTTCGAACTGCGCGGGGCAAATCTGAACAGCGCGGCAGACCAGGCTTTCACGAAAATCGGCACCTTCACGCGCTACAAAATCACGCAGGTGGAAGCCATCGGCAAGACCGGTAACGCGCTGATCGCTGCAGGCGGCATCTATTCCGGCGCAGCCAAGAGCGGTTCCATCATCGTGGCAGCGGCGCAGGCATGGGGTGGCCTGTCGGCTCCTGATAAGTTGATTCCACCGGTGGTGATCGTGCTTTCAGATGTGCTGCAGGCGGTTCCTAACCTGTCCCTGACCACGGCAGCAGGCGCAGCAGCAACCGCCGACATTTTCGCCTATGGCGTCATCCTGGATTAACCCATGCAAATCCCGATCATCAACGGCAGTTTCACAGACGAAGCACCAGACTTTCGGTCAGCCTATCCGCGCAATATGGTGCCGGTGCCAAAGAAACAGGGTGTATCCAACGGATATCTACGTCCTGGTGACGGGATTGTTTCAGTAGGCACCGGGTCCGGCGTCAGCCGTGGCGCCATCACCTGGAAGGGCATCTGCTACCGCGTCTTGGGTGATTCGCTGGTGCGCGTCGATGAATTGGGCGTGGTTGCCATCCTGGGAGTGATCGCAGGCGCAGGGCAATGCACGCTAGATTATTCGTTTGACGTGCTGAGCATTTCTGGCGGCGGCAATCTGTACTACTGGGATGGCACCACATTGACGCAAGTTTCCGACAATGACGTGGGCGTGGTGATCGACCATTTATGGGTCGATGGGTACTTCTTTTTTACGGACGGCGAATTTCTTGCCGTTACAGAATTGAACGACCGAACGGCCGTCAACCCACTGAAGTATGGTAGTTCCGAGGCCGACCCCGACCCGGTAAAAGGCGTGTTCAAGCTGCGAAACGAAGTGTATGCCCTGAACCGCCACACCATAGAGCAATTTAACAACGTGGGCGGTCCTCTGTTTCCATTCCAGCGCAATGAAGGAGCGCAAATACAGCGCGGTGTACTGGGCACGCATTGCGCCGCAATCTTCATGGACACCATCGCTTTCCTGGGAGGGGCGCGCAACGAACCGCCGGCAATCTGGCTCGGCAATAACGGGTCTAGCGCGAAGATTTCAACACGAGAAATCGAAACCATCCTGGAAGGCTATACCGAAGCCGCATTGGAACAAACACTGATGGAAGCGCGTGTGTTCAAGTCGCACGAATCGCTTTATCTGCACCTTCCAGACCAGTGCCTGGTGTATGACGGGAATGCTTCGCAGGTAATCGGGGAGCCAGTGTGGTACACGCTGACAAGCAGCATCGACGGGCTGAGCCAGTACCGCGCGCAAAATATCGTGTGGTGTTATAACAAATGGCTGTGCGCCGATCCGACCAGTGACCAACTGGGCGAACTGGTAATCACCGTGTCAACGCACTTTGGCGATGTAGTCGGCTGGGAATTCAACACGCCGATCCTCTACAACGAATCGCTGGGGCTGATCATCCATCAACTGGAACTGGTCACACTGCCGGGACGCGTTCCGCTTGGCGCTGATCCGGTCATCTGGACATCGTATTCCCTGGATGGCGTTCTATGGGGTCAGGAACGCGCCTGCTATGTCGGCAAGCAGGGTGACCGCAACAAGCGCGCCACCTGGTTAAATTGCGGATCCATGCGCAACTGGCGCATCCAGAAATTCAGGGGCACCAGCGACGCCCACCTGGCCATTGCACGCCTGGAAGCGAAAGTGGAACCGCTCAATGGCTAATCTTCGACTCGACCGGAAGACCCTTGCGAGATTGTTGCAGAACGATCATGAAGCAATCGTGGCGTTTGAGAATTTATTCACTAAGGCCGGGACAGATACGCCGAAGACAGTTGATGAAATAGCGATTCTTGCCGGAACAGCGTCATCGTTTGCCGCACTGGCATTAGAAATGCTGGCTGACCTGACATCGAGAGTTGAGCAGTCTGAGGCGTTGCCTGCCGTTCCAGCATTTCCAGAACCGGACTTTGCGCCCAAATTCTATTGGGGGTCGATGGCCGAACAAAATGCGGATTCGGTTGACATCACAGGCGGCACAATTTCCGGCGTTACTTTCCTCGGGCTTACAACAGCAAGCGTGGCGCCAAGTACGAACAGGAACTATGTCACTGATGTGCAGCTGGTCGTAATCACAAACACTTCCGGAACCAATACCGGGGATCAGACCAATATCACCGGAAACGCTGGGACGGCGACGGTGTTGCAGACGGCGCGAAACATCAATGGAATTAGCTTCAACGGTTCGGCGAATATAACGATTGTTGATACAACAAGGGCCCTCCTTGCTGGATCAACGACGCAAGCGTTTTCTACTGCGGCCCTTACAGTAGCCGGTCTGGCCGATATCAGCGCAGCCGGGGCGGGGCAGATAAAATTCCCAGCCACGCAAAACCCCAGCGCCGATGCTCACACATTGGACGATTACGAGGAAGGCACGTTCACAGCCACGCTTGTGACAACCGGCACTCAGCCTGCTACACCGCCGACCAGCACAGCCTATTACACGAAAGTTGGTCGTCTGGTGACGGTTCATGTTGGCTTTACTGCCTTTACAATCTCTGGTGCAACCGGGAATATTTCCCTCACGGGGCTTCCTTTTACGCCTGCGTCGATTCCAGCTATTGGCCCGTGCTGGACTTGGCTTATGGGAGCAACACCGATGGTTGGTCGAATTGATACCGGAACGGCTACTATATTTCTTCAAGCACAAACTGATAATAACGGTATCCCAGTCACCAATGGTTCTGGACAATACCTGTACGGAACTTTTACTTACCTCGCATGATGTTAATTTAGGAGTAGAAAATGACAATCACACCAAAAGCTTTAATCGAGTCAAAAATGTGCGAAGACGCACTGACCAAGCAATACGAGGCCATCAACTGCAAAGCAGCCATCGATAAATTGACCGCCGTGAATATCACTGGCGGAAACGTGTCGATGATTGTCTACCTAGTGCCGAATGGCGACGCGGCCAGCACCGCTAATCAGCTTCCAACGGTCAATATCGCAGCCGGCAAGAGCTGGCCATTCCCCGACGCTATCGGGCATATTCTGGAGGCTGGCGATGCGATCTGGACCGATCCCGGCGCCGCCACATCTATCAACATTCGCGCGAGCGGCCGGGAAATCGTCGGATAGGTAAAAACTGTTTCGTTGCACTTTCCATTAGGATATATCTATAATGCGGAAGTGCATCATTTTTAAGCATAGCTGAGTTTCAGGCGCCCAGCGGCCACAAACCACCCCAGGACGGGAGTCGTTATGTTGCCGGATACCGTAGAAACGCCGCTGGAGCTTCAGCGCATCATCACCAGGAAGCAGGTCGACCGCCTTCAAGAGGCCGTGGCCGCTGCCCCGCAAATCGAATTTCAAACCCAGCACGACTTCTGCCCCGGCTTTTACGCGCGCTCGGTCTTGATCCCTGCCGGCACCGTGCTGGTGGGTAAGGTGCATGCCACCGAACACATTTTCATGGTCACGCAAGGCGATATCTCGATCACCACCGATGAAGGCGTGATGCGCGTGCAGGCGCCGTTCCAGGCTATTTGCAAAGCCGGAATGAAACGCGCCGGCTTCGCCCACACGGATACCGTTTGCGTGAATATCCACATCACCACCGAGACAGACCTCACAAAACTTGAGGCTGCACTCATTGACGCGCCAGCCCTTCCGGCCCCGGTGCAGGAGAATATTTAATGTCCTGGGCAATGGTAGGGGCAGCGGCAATTACAGTGGTGGGTGGCGCGATCAACGCCAACAGCCAGAAAAAGGCGGCCAACGCAGCGGCAGGGCAGCAATCGGCATCTGCGCAGCAAGGAATCGACGAACAACGGCGCCAGTTCGACGCGCTGCAAAAGCTTTTGGCGCCTTATGTGGCCAGCGGGGAACAAGGGCTGGCTGGCCAGAAAGACTTCCTTGGGTTGAATGGCCAACCAGCACAGCAAAAAGCTGTTGAAGGCATCCAGAATTCTGCCCAGTTCGGCGCGATGGCGCAGCAGGGAGAGAACGCCATTTTGCAAAATGCATCTGCCACGGGCGGCCTGCGCGGCGGTAACACGCAAGGCGCGCTGGCGCAGTTCCGGCCGCAACTTCTCAACAGCCTGATCGACCAGCAGTATGGCCGGCTGGGCGGCCTGACGCAGATTGGCCAGGCATCTGCTGCCGGCGTCGGCGCGGGTGGCATGCAAACCGGGAATTCGATTACCGCCCTGCTGCAGCAACAGGGGGCGGCACAGGCTGGTGCGTCACTAGCGAACGGGGCGGCCAATAGCCAGATGATCAACGGGGTCACCAACGCATTCGGACAGTTCGTCGGCGGCGGCGGTTTCGGCGGCGGTGCTGGCAGTACCCCACCACCACGACAAGAACTTTTTTAAGGATCGATGATGGAACCACTTAACTATGCCGGCACGTTCGCCAATATCCCATCGCCACAGGCGTCATTCATGGAAGGCGTCAAGAACGGCGCAGGCCTTCAGCAGCTCCAGCAACAACAGGCCGCCGCCGCCGCCGCGCGCGCGCAACAGCAACAGATGCAAAACGATCTTGCCGAGCTGAGCCAGAACCCGACCACGGACGCTATCGGCCGCATGTCGCTGAAATATCCGCAACTGAGCGAGAATTTCAAGCGCTCTTTCGACATCATGGAGCCGGCACAAAAGCAGGCCAAGCTGGAACATGCATCGCAGGTATACGCGGCCATCAACAACAACCAGCCTGACGTGGCCGTGAAGATTCTCAGCGACCAGGCCGCCGCGTTGCGCAATGCTGGCAACGAAAAAGACGCCAAGGCGGCCGAAATGATGGCGACCATGGTTAAGGATCACCCGCAAATGGCGAAGACCAGCGCCGGCTTGATTTTGTCGGCTGCTGTCGGGCCTGATAAGTTCGCGGCCACCTACGGCGCCGTAGGTGGCGAGCAGCGCGCGCAAGAGCAAGCACCTGCCGACCTGTCGAAGAAGAGGGCCGAAGCCGTGAAGGCTGGCGCCGAAGCCACCGTGGCCGCCGGCACCATCCCGGCCCTGATCCAGAAGCCAGTCGAAGAGAACCTGAGTGCGCAGACCAAGCGCGAGGTCGACAAATTCAACGCACAGATTGCCGCCGCTAACAGCGAGACGGATCGCGGCCGGCTTGTGCTGGAGCGCGACAAGTTCATTTCCGAGCAGGGGAAGAAGACGTTGGAAACCGGGGCTGGCGCCCAGGACGCGATGGACTCGGCCAACGCGCTGATGGATCAAATCAGGGGCGTGTCGGGCCATCCCGGTCTGGATGCCGGCACCGGTACGCTGGGCGGCATCCGGTCCTTCTTCAACAGCACCGACGCCAACGACTTCCGCAAAGCCGTGGAAGGCTTGAAGGCGCCTGTTTTTCTGAATGAACTTGGAAAGCTGAAGGCGGCAGGAATCACGCTGGGCGCGGTCACCGAGGCCGAAGGAAAGAAGTTGGAGCAGCGCATTGCCAACCTGGACACCGA